CAATGATGACCGCTTTATCAACCCGGCGCACATGAGCAGCGAAATCCAGAGCGTCTGCCGCGATAGCAATCAGCCCGTGCCGTACAGCCCGGCTGAATTTGCGCGCTGCATCTTCGATAGCCTCGCCCTGCTCTATGCCGACGTGCTGAGCGAGCTGGCGGCGCTGCGCGGTAAGCCGTTCAGTCAGTTGCACATTGTGGGCGGCGGCTGCCAGAACCAGCTGCTTAATCAGCTCTGCGCCGACGCCTGTGGCATTACGGTGATCGCCGGGCCGATTGAAGCTTCCACGCTCGGCAATATCGGTATCCAGCTGATGACCCTGGATGAGCTGACCAACGTTGATGAATTCCGAACCCTGGTGAGCAGCAATGACGACCTCACCACTTTCACCCCTAATCCCTGCCATGAAATCGCCCTCTACCGGGCACAGTTTCAGCAAAACCGACTGACAAAGGAGCTTTGCGCATGACCACTCAACTAGAACAAGCCTGGGAACTGGCTAAACAGCGTTTCGCCGCCGTAGGCGTGGATGTCGAAGAGGCGCTTCGTCAGCTCGATCGTCTGCCGGTCTCCATGCACTGCTGGCAGGGTGATGACGTCGCAGGCTTCGAAAACCCAGGCGGCGCGCTAACGGGTGGCATTCAGGCAACCGGTAACTATCCGGGCAAAGCCCGTAACGCAGGCGAACTGCGCGCCGATCTGGAGCTGGCCCTGAGCCTGATCCCGGGGCCAAAGCGCCTTAACCTGCACGCTATTTATCTGGAAGCCGACGAGCCCGTCGCCCGTAACAAAATCAAGCCGGAACACTTCAAAAACTGGGTGGAGTGGGCAAAAGCCAACAAGCTGGGGCTGGATTTTAACCCGTCCTGCTTCTCGCACCCGCTCAGCGCAGACGGATTTACCCTCGCCCATGCCGATGACGACATTCGCCAGTTCTGGATCGAGCATGTTCAGGCCTGCCGCCGTATCTCTGCCTACTTTGGCGAGCAGCTAGGTACCCCGTCAGTGATGAACATCTGGATCCCGGACGGCATGAAAGACATCACCGTCGACCGCTTTGCCCCGCGCCAGCGCCTGCTGAATGCGCTGGATGAGGTCATCAGTGAGAAACTGAATCCGACGCATCACATCGATGCCGTGGAGAGCAAACTGTTCGGCATTGGCGCCGAGAGCTACACCGTGGGCTCCAGTGAGTTCTACATGGGTTACGCCACCAGCCGTCAGACCGCGCTGTGCCTGGATGCAGGCCACTTCCATCCAACCGAGGTGATCTCCGACAAGATCTCCGCCGCCATGCTGTACGTGCCGCGCTTGCTCCTGCACGTGAGCCGCCCGGTGCGTTGGGATAGCGACCACGTGGTGCTGCTGGATGACGAGACCCAGGCCATCGCCAGCGAGATTATCCGCCACGACCTGTTCGACCGCGTACACATTGGTCTCGACTTCTTTGATGCCTCTATCAACCGCATCGCAGCATGGGTGATCGGCACCCGCAACATGAAGAAAGCCCTGCTGCGTGCGCTGCTGGAGCCAACGGCTGAGCTGAAACAGCTGGAAGCAGCAGGCGATTACACCGCACGCCTGGCGCTGCTGGAAGAGCAAAAATCACTGCCGTGGCAGGCCGTCTGGGAGATGTACTGCCAGCGGAACGACGCGCCGGCGGGCAGTCCATGAAGTCAGACTATGAGAAATCAGACACCGGCTGGCCTGATGATGCCCTGTCTGTTTCGGCGCGCTGGTATCAGTATTTAATCGACAACAGCACGGAAAAAGTGATCGTGCCGAATGAATACGGCCAGCCGGTGCTCTCTGAGCCGCCACCGCTCACGACGGGTGAGCTCATCGCCCGTGCGGAGTCACACAAGATGGCGCTCATGGGGGAAGCCGAGGATGTCATTGCCCCCCTGAGTCGGGCGGTTAAGCTCGGGATTGCCACCCCCGATGAGGTACAACGGCTTGAGCAGTGGGAAACCTACACCGTGTTACTGAGCCGGGTCAGCACCGCCGACCCGTCATCAGTCGAACTGCCGCCAGTGCCTGAATAACGCCAGCCCTCCACCCGGAGGGCTTTTTGTTTGTTGTGTCCTTGCTGCCCCAACGGCAACCGGTCGCGCAGGCAAAGCGCACGCCAGACAATACGCTCACCCCATAACCACGGAGTTAAACGGATGAGCGACTATCATCACGGCGTCGAGGTCATCGAGATTAACGATGGCACGCGCACCATTTCCACCGTCTCGACGGCAATCATCGGCATGGTCTGCACGGCCAGCGATGCTGACGAGAAAGCCTTTCCCATCAACGAGCCGGTACTGATTACCAGCGTGCAGAGCGCCATCGCGAAAGCGGGCAAGCTCGGCACCCTGTCGGCCTCCCTGCAGGCCATCGCCGACCAGTGCAAGCCGGTTATCGTGGTCGTTCGCGTTGCAGAAGGCACTGAAGGCCCGGACGACGAAGGGGCGGCGCAGAAACAAACCATTTCCAACATTATCGGCACGATCGACGAAGAGGGAAAATACACCGGCCTCAAGGCGCTGTTAACGGCGAAAACCGTCACCGGCGTCAAGCCGCGCATTCTCGGCGTGCCGGGTCTGGATTCTCAGGAAGTCGCAACCGCGCTTGCTTCCACCTGTCAGAGCCTGCGCGCGTTTGGCTATATCAGCGCGTGGGGCTGCAAAACCATTTCCGAGGCCATCAAGTACCGTGACAACTTCGGTCAGCGTGAGCTGATGGTCATTCACCCCGACTTTCTGGCGTGGGATACCACGGCGAACGAAACCGCGATCGCATGGGCGACGGCGCGCGCGCTGGGTCTGCGTGCCAGAATCGACCAGGAGACCGGCTGGCATAAAACGCTGTCAAACGTGGGCGTTAACGGCGTGACCGGCGTCAGCGCCTCGGTGTCGTGGGATTTGCAGGACAAAGCCACCGACGCCAACCTGCTTAACGAGGCGGGGGTCACGACCCTGATTCGAAACGACGGCTTTAAGTTCTGGGGCAACCGCACCTGCTCTGACGATCCGCTCTTCCTGTTTGAAAACTACACCCGCACCGCGCAGGTGCTGGCCGACACGATGGCGGAGGCGCACGCGTGGGCGATGGATAAGCCCATCACCGCGACGCTGATTCGTGACGTCGTGGAGGGCATTAACGCCAAATTCCGCGAGCTGAAAACGAACGGCTACATCGTCGACGGAAAATGCTGGTACGACCCGGAGTCGAACGACGTCGCCACCCTGAAAGCGGGCAAGCTGTATATCGATTACGACTACACCCCCGTTCCCCCGCTGGAAAACCTGACCCTGCGCCAGCGCATCACTGATACCTATCTGGCGAACCTGTCGGAATCGGTCAACAGCTAAGGAGCCTTACACATGGCGTTACCCCGCAAGCTTAAATATCTGAACATGTTCAACGATGGCCTGAGCTACATGGGCGTTGTTGAATCCGTCATCCTGCCGAAGCTGACCCGCAAGCTGGAGAAATATCGCGGCGGCGGGATGCCGGGCGCGGTGTCGATCGACCTCGGCCTCGATGACGACGGGTTGTCGCTTGAGTGGACGCTCGGCGGTCTCCCTGACATCGAGCTGTGGGCGCAGTATGCCGCGCCGGGCGCTGACAGCGTGCCGTTGCGTTTTGCAGGCTCTTACCAGCGCGATGACACCGGCATTATTTCTGCCGTTGAGGTGGTCATGCGTGGCCGTCACAAAGAGTACGACGGCGGCGAGAATAAGCAGGGCGAAAGCGGCACGACCAAAATGTCGACCGAGTGCGCTTACTACAAGCTCACCATCGACGGCAAAGACGTCATCGAGGTGGATGTCATCAACATGGTGCTGATGGTGGACGGTGTCGACCGTCTGGCAGAGCACCGAAAGGCAATCGGCCTGTAACACCTTTAACCGGTCAGCGCCGCTGGC